TGAATGATGCGGTTCTTGGTATTATCTCACTCACAAACGAAGTTGAAGCGCCTAATACAATGCTTTTGTCTCCTCAAATGAGAGGCTACATTGCAACGCTCAGGATGACCAATATCGGCGAGACTGTCCTTTCTTTTTTCTTACGCACGAATGAATGGATCAGCGATGTTGTTTCCTTGAATGAATGTGATGCAGCGAATAACGCTCTTTATGCAACTGACATCATGGTTCTTTATGATCGCAATCCGGACAAGCTCGAAATGCACATTCCACAAGACTTTGAGACGTTCTCGCCACAGCAAGAAATGTTGGAATTTAAAGTCCCTGTACATGAGGGTTTTGGTGGAGTCGTTATTTATAAACCGCTATCAGTAGCGATATATGACGGTTTAGATACTTAATCTAAAAGCAGTTAAATGAGGAGGTAGTATATGTCGGCAATTCTGTTAATAGAGTATGACCACCCCCAGCGCAAAAATGTTTATCGCTGTGGTTCTATGTGGTTGAGGCCCGGAATAAATGAAGTATCCAAGGAAGTTTGGGAAACTGTAAAAGAAAACCCTACAGTCAAGAAGATGTTGGGTGACGAATATCTCAAGATTCTTTGCGAGAAGGGCGAGAAAGTTGCTAAAAAAGGTAAAAAAGAAGAAGTCAAAGTCGAGCCATTTTTAGAATCTATGAGCGTTGTAGAAGCAAAAATCATGATTGAAAAAGCAAACGATGTAGATTTATTGCTTAAATGGCGTGACGGAGAAAAGTCAGGCAAACAGCGCAAGGGCGTTATTAACGCTATAGAAGACAAGATGGAAGACCTAAGCGCAGTTGAAGATGACGATAGTGGTGAATAAAAAGATGATTGAAACGAGGTTTGAAAATGAGTGTTGTTGCTTCGGACATAACCGGAAGATTTTCAGAGTTTGCGGCTACCGACCCCGTTTTGATAAATCTGCTAATAACAGATGCTACATTATCAATTAATGTCGGCGTATGGGGCGAAAAAGCAGACCTAGCAACTATATATTATGTTGCTCATCTTTTGACGGTTTCTGGTGCAGGCTCCGGAGCGGGAAGCTCCGGGCCTGTTATCAAGAAAAAAGTAGGCGACCTCGAAAAACAATTCGCATCACAAAACACAGCATCATATGACAGCGATTTGGGAACGACCGCATATGGTCGTCGTTTCTTAGCTTTGAGAAAAGAAATTGTAAAAACGCCAATAGTTATTAATTTCAATCAGGATTATAACACATGAGCGTCAGGGTTATAGATAGAGGCTGGAAACGCATCCAGAGGGAGCTTAAAGCGATTGACAAGTCTTATGTTAAGGTGGGGGTTATATCTGGTGGTGGCAAGAAAAAATATACGAACAGATCAAGCGTCCCTAGCAAGAGAAGCAATAATGAATCCGGCAGCTTTTTGAAAATTAATATGGCAAGATTGGCGGCAATTCATGAATATGGAATTCCGTCGAAGCGGATACCGTCAAGACCTTTTATCCGTCAGGCATTTGATACTAAAAGAAGTTTGATTAACAAATACGTCGATTTGTTATTCAATAGAATTATAAAGGGGAAGGCTTCTGTAAAAGGGTCTTTAGCCAAATTAGGTTTGTTCCATCAGGCTAATACGAGAAAGATATTCACTCAAGGGAGATTCCAGCCAAACAAGCCGGCAACGGTTAAGAAAAAAGGTTCTTCGCGACCGTTGATTGATACAGGACGATTAAGACAATCCATCGATTATGAGGTTAAAATTAAATGAGCATCGATTTAATAAATGAATTTGGGGAAACGCTTACTGTCACGCGATACGCTTCATCGGTTCAGTCGATTGTATTAACATTCGATGCCGATTTCATTATTGCCAACGAAATAGACCTCGACATCGATCTCGTAGCGATAACGACAGTCCCATTCAACGGAACTCACGCGCAGACGCTAACAGATTTAGCAACTGAGATTGAATCGTCTGCAAAGGTAGATACAGCAACGGTCACAGGCGCAAGAGAGATAACGATTGTTGCTAAGGAAGCCGGTACTGACCTTTTAATCAACGGAATAATTGTAACGCTAGGAGTAACACAGGCAAATGGCAGCGTTGTTCGTCCGGCGGTTTTATAGATGGCGAATATCAAGAGGGTGCGACATCGACATTGGATATTGTAATGAGCGTTCAGCCTTTAAACGGAAAAGAAGTTGAGAAATTAGTCCAGGGCGATCGAACAAGACGATTTGTTAAAGGTTACACTGCGACGCGGCTTTATACAGTTGACGAATCAGATTCAGAGAAGGCCGACAGAGTGGCTTATGACGGAACATCTTTTGAAGTTCAAAGCGTTGAAAGATGGGTAGATGGTGATTTAGCACATTACAAAGTATTTATGGCAGAGGTTAATTAATGGCAACTGTAAATATTATAAAACTCGCAATGAAAAAGTGGCTCAATCAGGAATTGGGTTTTACTTGGGTATTTGAAGAACAGGCGCAACCTAAAAGCCCAGCCAGACCTTATGGCACGATACGTTATAGCGATTCAGGCCGAGTTGGATTTGATGATTATCGTGGGCCAATGAGTACCGAAGGAATTACGACTTTAAAAGGTGTGAGAAGCGGGACCATATCATTGAATGTATATGGAACAGGCGCATTAGAGCAAATGGAATTAGCAAGAGACTCAATGTTTAAAGAGGGGTCGAAAGACTTATTGTGGACTACTTACGGGATATCATTATTGAGTGCTGAAAATATTCAGAATTTGACCGGACTTCTTGAAACTGATTTCGAGGAACGCGCTCAAATGGATGTAATGATAATGTACGCAAGAGATATAACAGACGACCTCGGACTAATTGAACACGTTAATATTGAAGGGGAAGCAAACGGAGAGACAATAAAACAAGAAGAAATAGACCTACCATAAAGGAGAGTTATTATGTCAATGCCAATATCTAAAATTGTACCAGTAACAATCACGAGAGCAACAAGGACGGTTTCACAGGCTGGATTCGGTGTCCCGATGATATTCGGAACAAATGCCGCGTTCGCCATTCACACAGTCAGGTCGTATTCGAGTTTGGTAGAAGTATCAACTGATTTCGCGGCTGGCACAGATGAATATAAGATTGCCAACGCGATATTTGCTCAATCGCCAACGCTTCCAACGATTAAAATAACAAAGCGAGCGGTGGAAGTCGCGCACGTTCAAACGATCGTATTGGATGCTGATTTAGTTGCTGCAAACGTAGCGACCGTTGATGTTGACGGCGTGGCGGTTGCAGAAACTTACGGTGCTAGTCATGTGGCAACAATGGGCGCGTGGGCGCTCGGAATACAGGGAGAGGCGGGAGTTACCACCGCAGTTTTCGATGGTACGCGCACAATCACGGTCACGGCTGCCGTTGCCGGCGTCGAGGTAGTATTAGACAACGAAAGCATCACGGCAGGCTTAACTCAGGCCAGTATTGTAATAGCAGACACAACGCCAAACGTAGGTATCGCATCAGATATCCCGGCTGTCATCCTTGTAGATGATGATTGGTACGCTTGTTTGATAACGAGTCAGGTTGCGGGTGTTGTCATGGAAGCCGCAAGATTCATATCGGCAGTTCCTAAGATATTCCTTACGACTTCGGATGCCGCAGATATTTATGATGCGGCAGTATCCACAGATATCGCGTCTTTGATGGAGACTTTAAACTATAGACGTTCTGGAGTGATATTCAACGAAACGCCTGCAAGTTGGGCTGATGCAGCATGGTTTGGCCGTTGCTTGCCGAAAGACCCAGGCTCAATCACTTGGAAGTTTTGGGATTTGATAGGCATCGCTGATTCACCGCTCACCTCAACACAACGCGACGCAGTTCTTAATAAAAACGCTAATGTTGTTACTGATATCGGCGGCAGTGACATGACCGAAGAAGGTACAATGGCAAGTGGCGAGTTCATAGATGATGTAAGGGGCATCGATTGGTTGACGTCTAGGATGCAAGAAAACGTATTCGGCGAACTATTAAATGCTGATAAAGTTCCTTACACCGACAAGGGCATAGCGATCATTGAGAACCTTGTCAGAAAAACATTGCTCAATGGTATAGCTGTTGGATTCTTAGTTGCCGACCCAGATAGTTTTGATGGTGAACCGTTTTCGATAACAGTGCCAAAGTCGGCTGATGTTTCAGCTACAGATAAGGGAACGAGAACTTTAAACGGTGTAGAATGGCAAGCAACACTTGCTGGAGCTATTCATAAAGTAGTTATTTCAGGCAGAGTTGAATTATAAATAATATTTTAGAAAATTAGAAAAGGAGACATATCATGGCAGCGGCTAAAACATACGATCCCAAACAAGTTGCAGTTATTGTCGGAGCTTTTGAAATATCAGGTTTTTCAGAGGGTTCGGTTGTCAGTGTAGAATATGACGAAGATGCTTTTTCTTTGCAAATAGGCGCAGACGGCGAAGGAACTCGCAGTAAATCAAACAATCGTTCTGCAACTATAAGCATCAAGACAATGCAATCAAGCGATTCAAACACTATCATGGACGCGTTCAGAAAAGCAGACCAATACGGAAACGCGGGAACCTTTCCTTTAATGATTAAAGATAGTTCTGGCACTTCGATTCATGCAGCAGAGTCAGCGTGGGTTCAAAAAGCACCGTCAGCAGTTTATGATACTACGGCAACAGAAAGAGAGTGGACGATTAGAACAGATAATCTGCAATCGTCTTATGGAGGAAACTAACAAGGAGGATTTATGAGAACGCCCAAAGATTTCAAGGTTGACGGGGTGCAATACACGACATCATTGTATAGCTTCGATACAGGAATAGATATAGGTGAGAAGTTGAGCTTGTTACTTGGTGAACCTTTTGCAGTAGCTGCCTTGGCTGGTGGATTAAAGGCCAATATAGATGCTGTACTTGTTAAGGGATTAGTGAACGGATTCACGTCGAGTCTCAAGGATATTGATACAGTGCAGTTAATAAAGGACGTTTTACAGACAACGAAAAAGATCGACGGAAACGAACGAAGGCCGATAAATTTCGACCTCGATTTCTCCGGAGAGCATGCACACATGTTCAAGGTGCTAAAGGAGGTAGTGGTGTTTCAGTACGCCGGTCTTTTCGGAATGATCGCTGGAGCAGACGTTGCGCCCCAGCGAGAGCCAATGAACACAATAAAAGCGAAAAAGGGAGGCGTCTAAATTGGGCCAAATGGCGTCTCATATTGGAGGGAATATCCACATTACAAGAAATTGAAACACATTGGTCCCTCTATGATGTTTTGGACGCCCACGATGCCCTTGATGGAAAATATGAGGCTCAAAAGAAGGCGCGCAATAAACAGAAAAGAGGTACGCCATAATAGTTCAAGATTTAGTCACACGCCTCGGTTTTAAGACCGATCAATCTAAAATCAATAAAGCCAACGAGGGCTTCGCGGGTATGAAGATGAACTTGTTGAAGCTCGTTGGCATAGGTGCGGCTGCCGCTGGTGCAGTTGCGGCCATAGTTATTCCTGCCGCTGCTTTGCAAGATAAATTAAGAGAAGCCATAATCATGACCGGAAAAACCGGCAAGGAGTTTGATGAGCTAGACAAAGATATGACCGATGCAGCCAAGAATATGGCGATAAAATTAGGCACATCCGCGACAGATGTTGCCGAAGGATTTTATTATGTGTTGTCAACCGGCGCTAAAGCCATGTCGGAAGATTTCAATAATTTGACTGAGATAGGTATTAAGCTCGGTAAAACTATTGGGATGACTACTGCTCAAGCAATCGAGAAGTTAAGCGATACATTAAGCGCATTCAGGATGGAGTCAACAGACGTGGAGCATGTTGCCAATGTGCTTTTCACAACATCAACAAAAGCCAATCTTACGGTGCTCCAACTGACCGAAGCCATGAGACTTGCGGCACCAGCCGCCGCAGACATGGGAATATCCCTAGAGGAAACATCAGCATTGCTTGCGACTCTCGCGGATGCTGGAACCAAAGGTGCAGAAGCAGGAACTGGTCTTAAAATGGCGCTGTTAAAGATTGGAGCGCCTACAAAGGCAGGTGAAAAACTCCTGAAAAAAATGGGTATCAGGATTTTTGATACTAGCGGCAAAATGCTAAATATCATAGATATTTTTAAGGATCTGAAACGCGCTACTATTGAAATGACTGAGAAGCAACGGCTGGCAACCTTGAAAGTGCTAGTCGGTGAGGACGCATATGTAAAATTGGCAGCCATCCTTGGTGCTAATCTCGATTTAACAGAGGAATGGGTCCAAGCAAACATTAAATCCGCAGATGCGATAGACCTCGCTTATGTTCAGCGCATGGACACGGCTGTCAAAAAAATGGACATATTCACGGACAGGCTGAAGACGTTAGCGGCTGACTTGGGCGAGCCACTGCTTGATAATCTCATGGCCGCAACCGATGGAATGACTGGTTTTATCGATGCAATGGATAAGTTTATCGAGAGAGTTCCTGCGTTCGGAACGGCTTTGAAAATAATCGCGGCCCCATTCAAGTTTTTGGCAAAGTATGTAACTCCAATAGGGCATTTAATAAGATCAATCGGCGATTTGCCGGAAAAGATGAAGGAATATGAAAGTGAGGAGATAGATAAATTTATAAAAAAGGCTGGCTTGTTCCAGTTGACCCCCTTGATTGGCGCACCGTCATTTAGTCATCCAGGAACCGAAGAAAGTTTTGGTTCAGGCAAGATGAAATTTGCAGGTGTTACAAATACTTTTCAAATCGATTTGAGCATACAAGCTCCGCTAGGAGCCGATGTCAATGAAATGGCTAGGATTGCTGAGCAAAGTGTTGAAAGCGCAATAGATAGGGTATCTAGGTGGGCTGGTAGAGACAACGAGCCGGGTGGTAGATAATGGGTGAATTATTTAATTTCATATATAGAGTTAAGAGGGCGCGTATAGGCAGTATAATGATTGATGCTTCTATTCGTGAGGTTCATTCCGCTGTTTCTGAAATAACTTCAAACCCAGTTGAAGACGGCTCAAATTTAACCGACCATGTTCGCAACAGACCCTTAACTTTAGCAATGGAAGGCGTCATAAGCGATACGCCTATTGAATACGTAGCATACGATAATCTCATGGGATTATATCGCACTGGTTCAGAGATATTAGGCGGCAATTCAAGGTCTATGGATAAATACGATGAGATTATGAAATTAAGAGATTTACGTCAGCCGTTTGATGTTGTTACCGGCTTGAAAGTATATCAGAACATGATTTTACAGAATTTTAATATTAGAAGGGATGCGAAGACAGGCAAAGCGCTCCATTTCACTGCAAGGCTGCAACAAATAGAGATCGCAAGAACTAGAAGGGTTGCCGCGCCAGTGGCAGCCTCAGTTTCGAACATAGGCCCGCCGGAAATAGATTTAGGTAAGAATGTTACAAAGGAATCAGACTTCGGAGCTATAACCGAAGGGACACAGGATACAAAGGGCGCAAATTACGTTTTCACACAATGGTCAGCAGTACAATAAGGGGCTTAAATGGCGATAATACAGATACCAATAAACAACGAGAACTCAGCTTTTAAAATGAGGATAGACTTAGAGGATAATACCTATGTTTTGCAATTTAATTATAATGACAGATTAGAACGCTGGCATATTAATATCATGGATGCAGACGAGGAACCTATCTTGATGGGGGTTCCTTTGAATATCAATTATAATATATTGCAAAGGTTTAGGTCTGCCGATTTACCTCAGGGATTATTAATGTTGTTTGATGCTTCCGAAAACGAAAGCGAAGCGACCAGAGAATCATTTGGCGATCAATCTCTGTTGCTATATAAGGAATCAGCTTAATGTCTAATATTTCATTGAATGACAAAGACAATTTATATTTGCGAAAGGTTCTTGTCGTTATAATGCCGACAAGTGGGTCGTCTATACTTGTAGAAGATTTAAGAATCAATTTTGAAGTTGTTAAAACAAATGAAAAGAACCCAAATCGTTCAGTGGTAAAAATATACAATTTAATTCCAACGACAAGAGCTTTATTCGAAGACAATAGTACGAAGATAATTTTACAGGCTGGATATTTGAATACGCAAGCCGTTATATTTAAGGGAAACATCACTAAGACCGTTCATAAATATGAAAGCGTCGATGTGATTACTGAAATAGAGCTTGGCGATGGTGATAACTCATTTAGGAATTCAAGATTAGAGCTGGGTTATCCGCCGGGAATAAGTGTTCAGCAGGTTATAAACGACTTGGCTGAATCCATGAAACTTCCATTATCAAGTAGTCTCGGTATTCCTAATTATAAATACGCGAACGGATTATCACTTTCAGGAAATACAAAAGATCATTTAGATATGATTACAGGGAAATTCGATTTGGAATGGTCTATTCAAGACGAAACATTACAAATAGTGCCTTTAAACTCAAGCACAGATGATAAAATCGTTCTACTTAATAGCGAAAGTGGATTGATAAAAAGCCCTGAAAAAACAAAGGACGGCGTAGAATTCGAAAGTCTTTTATATCCGACCTTTAGACCTGGCAGAAGGGTTGAGATTGAAAGTAGAACTATGAGCGGTATTTATAAAATTCTGAATGTTAAGCATAAGGGCGACTCACACGAAGGTAATTTTAGAACATTTTGCGAGGCCATAGCGTTATGAGCTTATTTGATTTTATAAAAGAAATTAGGAATCCACAGCGGGCAGCAACGCCAACAATGTCGAAAATCATGGATCAGGCAACCGACAAAATGGCGTATGATCTGAAAGTCGCGGCGCCGGCTATAGTGATAAGATATGACAAGGATAAAATGCTTGCCGATGTCAGACCTCAATTTAAGAAGAAATATTTAGACGGTGAAATTTTATCATCGCCGATTATCTATAATGTTCCGGTTATTCAGCCTCGCGCTGGTGGCGCTTATATTCATTTGCCGATTAAAAAGGGGCATCAGGTCATGCTAGTATGGGCCGACAGATCGCTTGAAAAATGGCTCACGTCTGGCGGGGAAGTTGATCCGGAGGACAAGAGAAAACACCATATATCTGACGCTGTTGCCTATCCTGGCGGCTATCCTTTCAACGACACAGTTGCGGTCGATAATGGCGACGATGTTATAATAAGAAATGGAAATGAGGGCGGCGGAAGATGCGAAGTCAGGGTTAAACCAAACAATCATATCCAAGTGCAGAACAGCACAAACGAACTTGTGAAGGTTTTAACGGATATTTTAAAGCATATCAGAGAAGCCAAAACCATTACTGGTGTTGGTTTGCAGCGATTGCAGCATCCTTTATTTGTGAACGATGAGCGAAGGTTGAGAACTTTCTTGGAGTCCTAGACTTGATACTGTAAAATAGAATAGAGGTTTTTATGAATGGTGCAGTATTAAAAATAGCAATGAAAGCGGCTATCATAGCGAATTTGGGAACATGGGAAAACGTTATTTTAACTGATTTAAATGATGCTACTTATAGTTTTGACGCATGGGCTGACTTAATAGCTGACGCTGTTTCGACAACAGTTGTCGCACATATAACCGGAACCGGAAGCGCAGTCGGACTAGATACCGCTGGCGATGGTCACGCTTTGGCATTGACATAATATGGATTTAAAACTGGATGAGACAACTGGAGATATAGAAATCATCGACAATGATGTTTCGCTTACGTCTGGATTGAGTTCAAAGCGGCAACATTTGCAGATAAGGATTTCTACTTTTTTGGGTGAGTGGTTTTTGGATACAAGCAGAGGGTTGCCTTATTTTCAAGATGTATTCATTAAAAACCCAAGTTTTCAAGCTGTTTCGGGCGCTTTTAAATCGATAATATTAAGCACGCCCGGCATTTTAGAGCTATTGCAGTTTGAATTAGAATTCGTGGCTGAAAGACAACTAAACTTTGAATTTCGATGTCGTTCAAAAGAAGGCGATATTGATTTTAAAACTTTAATCGAGGTTTAACATGGTAGATTACGGCATAACAGCTAACGGTTTTGTTATAAAACGACTTGAGATTATAAAAGCAGAACTCGAAACTGCTTATCGATCTGTTTTCGGCAATGGCGTCAACCTTGAAGCTGAAAGTGTTTTCGGTCAAGAAATTGGGATATATTCAGAGCGTGAAGCTCTCATTTGGGAGCTTGCCGAGGCCGTTTACAATTCGCAATATCCGGACACAGCACAGGGCATAAGCCTTGATTGGATGGTTGGAATCACAGGCATAGAGAGGCTTGGAGCTACATTCTCAACGTCTAGCGTCAATGCAAAGGGAACGCTCGCAACCATAGTCACAATCGGTGCTGTCATTTCAGTTGATGGCAATTCAGATGTAAAATTTGAAACTACCGCCGCCGGAACAATAGCCGCTGGCACTGACGAGATTCAAACGATAGCTTTTAGCGCCGTACCTGACGCCGGAGCCTTTACGCTTATATATGATGGCGAAGAAACGGCCTCGATTCCTTTTGGCGGCGCTGCAATAAATGTTCAGAACGCTTTAAATGCGCTTACTTCACTTTCAGCGGTTACAGTTGCCGGCTCTTTTGCTGCCGATTTTGTAGTTACTTTCGCGGGCGCTGACGGCTCTCAGCCGCATGATATGATACTTGAGGGAAATACAAACACCCTAGAAATTTTGCTAACGCCTATCACGATTGCGGTAACAGAAACGACACCCGGTTTATTTCCTAATGTTGATATAGCTGTAATTGCTCAGACAGCCGGAGCAGTGGCCGCGCCAGCCGGGTCTTTGACGGTTATAGAAACAACCATTGCTGGCTGGGATAGCGTTACAAATCCATTGGACGCAGAAGTAGGCAACGATATTGAGACAGACACAGCGTTGAGAATTAGGAGAGTCCAGACATTAGCCGCGCCGGGTTCGGCTACAGTAGATGGGATTAGAGCCGAATTATTAGATATAGAAGACGTTACGGCGGCCCTTGTTTACGAAAACGACACAAATGCCGTTGATGCTTCCGGACGACCAGCAAAATCAATAGAGGCGGTTGTTTTAGACGGCACTGATGCTGACATAGCAGAAGCGATATGGGACACAAAAGCTGCCGGAATCGAAACGCATGGCGGCGTTCCTATAGTTATTACAGATTCACAGGGTGATAACCATACAATTAATTTTTCTAGGCCGACTCCCGTCACAATATGGATTGAAATCGATATTGTCGTGAATTCTGATTATCCGGCCGGTGGCGCAGCGGCGATTCAAGTGGCGCTCATTGCATTTGCCGAAGCTCGATTTAGCATTGGCGATGACGTTATTGTGACTGAATTATATGAAGCAGTCCACGAAATTGACGGGATTGAAGATATAGATTTTAGAGTAGATACCGCTAACATAGCGCTAGTTCAGACTCTAACAATGGATGCTGATTTTGTTGCGCTCAATACTATAGACATCGATGTTGCAGGAACAGGAATCGCTCAAGTTCCTTTTAACGTCACGCACAACCAAACTATGACAGATTTGGCAACTCAAATTCAAGCAATGGCTTTAGTTGGGACTGCTACTGTAACAGCCGCGCGTGAGATAACTATAACCTCGGCTGCCGCTGGATCGCCGGGGCCATTATCTAATTATTCTTGTTTGCTTGGATTATCACAGCCGGGAAGTGAAATTGAAACGACTTCGCATGACGATGACAATATTGATATTGATGCCGATGAAATAGCGACATGGGACACAGCTAGGACAATCGTCACAGATATTACATAGGATAAAATAATGACTTTAATGCCGACAAAAATAACGACTCATACAGCAGATGGCAAGAAAAGGCTGCTCAGTCAATTTTTAGACAAGACTTTGGTAAATGGGTTAATTGAAGCGATAATAGGTGGCTCACAAGCCATTGAAAACGCTCAGTATGATAGTTTATCACTTAGAAACCTAGATGCGGCTTTTGGCGAGCAGTTAGACGGCATAGGAAGGATTGTAGGCAAATCAAGGGGTGGCCTTAGCGATAGCGCTTATCGAATAAAATTATATGGTAAAATCGGACAAAATGTTTCTCAAGGTCGCGCTCAAGATGTCATAAGCGTTTTTAATCTCATAAGTGAGGTCGGCGCTTCTTATTTAACCGAACACTGGCCCGCTGAAATCGCTATATTTGCAGACGCTCCGCCGATTGTAGGCTCACAGCTTCTTGATGATAATGACATGGAAATCGCGGGTACTGGGTTTTGGACTTTAGTAAATGCGGCAAACATAACTAAAAGTGTTGTAGCGCCGTATGAAGGCACTCAATCTTTAAGAGTTGCTTTTAATGCGGTCAATGAACCAGCAGCAAGACAAACTCAATTAACGATTGGAAACTGGTATAAAATCGATGGTCGGGTGAAAATGGAGAACGCTTTAGGCCCAATTCCTCTTATCACAAATGGAGCCGTGACTGTTTATTCCGGTTTTTCTTATGCTAGTTGGTACGAATTTGATATAATATTCCAAGCAACTGCAACAACTATTGATTTCGGATCTGATCATGTAGCTGCTGGTTGGGTTGAATATGACGACATTGATATTTATGAGCTTAATTATGACGACCAGCAATCTATATTTGATGTTGTTGAATTAGTTGCGGCTGGCGGTGTTAGAGTTGTTGGAATCGGTTGGTACGAAGCGGATGCAGCCTTTGCTTTTGAGGGCGATCCGGACGGTTTAGGATTTAGTGATTTATTAGACCCAACACTCGGAGGCAAGTTTGCTTCCCTGACTGTAATTGAATAATAATAATAATGAGGGATTCTTATGGCTGGAAATCTTGGGAAACCGACAAAACCAAAATGGGCAGATGGTGCAGCGTCATATACAAGTGAACCAAGTGCAGGCAAAAAAGCTCTTGGTTGGCTTAGTACAGAAAAACCTCCCTTCCAATGGATGAATTGGTTGTTTTTGAAACTCAAGGAATGGGTAGATTTCAAAGAAAAATTCCTTGA